CGTTAGTGGGGATGGCTCCCTATAAAGGAATTAATTGAGTCCCAAGCTAATGAGACGCTCCCAGGACCTGAGCGGATTGGCCGCAATTAGTCCGGGGCTGCCCCTACGCAAGTACTTGGAGAGCAAATCTCCGTAGGTAGGGACAGACAGGTCTTGCCACTTCGTGACAGTGTAACCCGACTTCTTCATGATGTGGATGGCCTCATCAAGCCACTCTCGATTACGGACGTCAAAAGGGTTGACCTCTTTGATGAACTTCTCGTAAGCAGCGACGGGATCATACTCCGGCGTCCAAAAGCTCGCCTGGATCAAGATGAGCTGATTCCTCATCATCTCATAGGACGCACGGTTCATGCCCTGAGTGTCGTACATAGAGCCGACGACCTTGGAAACAAGAGTCAATGGATCGACCGACATGGTTACCGTGTTGTACAGACGCTGTGCGGACTCGCTAAGGGGACGGAAGGCGCCGACGGTGTCATAAAGATAGCCATTGTCGTCTGTCCACTTGACTTTCATGAACCTACGATGGAGAATCGAAGGGCCGTCCTGGGCGATCTCTCCACCTGTAGTGGGCGAAGTGAAGAAATTGGAGAACTCATGAGTGGCGGCCTCCTTTAGTTCGAGATCAAAGAAGTGGAGAAGGTAGCTCGTGAACGAGCGAACCCCAGCACAGTCGGTAGAGCCTTTGAGAACGAGAAGAGAACGCCAGGCCTGGGCAGGACCGTTTGGGACGGCTGCGATTCCATCATCTCCATAGACACGGAAGACAAAGGGGTGACGGGGAGCGTCCACGGCGGTACGGACGCGAAGAGCAACGCGGTTCTCCGCAGCAAAGACGGCGTATCGAGAATCTCCAGCCGCCTTCAGTCCCTCCTCTACGTGCAGGAGGTAGCAGATGACGGCGAGAGCCGACACGAGAGTGTCGATCGCGCTGGTTCCAAGCTCTCCACTGAAGATCATGCCGATCACGAGTCTCCAGTCCTCCTTGTCGAGCCACTTTACAAACTTACACGCGGTATAGTCTCCCATAACCGCGGCGAGCTTGCGGATGATTTGCCGAGCGTCCTTCTTGTAGTACGGAAGAACGATCTGATAGAACAGCAAAATCATCACTGCCTTGATAGACTGGTCCATACGGCGGAAATCCCAGTCCCACCACCTGTAGTCCTTGCGGTGAGATTGGAGGATATAAGCGAGATCTGCAGCACCACCGTTTGCCCATTGGTGGCCCAACATAATCGGACCCCTGTTATAGATGTGACTATAGACAGGCAAGCACACGACTCGATCAATCATGTACTTCTGAAAGCCAGACATGTAAAAGAAGCGCGTCTTCTCTGGGTCGTAGACAATCTCGATCTTCACAGAGATATTTGATACGAGACTCGAGCCCACTTTTCTGCACTGATGCGCGTACTGGTGATCCTTAATGTCGAAGATGCGACGACACAAGAGGGACGCGTTCATACTAGCACAGAAAAGAGCTTCATCCTTCCGGGGGCGATTGGTGTAAAACTCTGGCATCGGATTGTCGATAGCGAAAAGACCTGCCTTGCGCCTGGGGTCAAATTTGAGATTCTGGAACAGGTCAATCGACCAATCGCGCGGACAATCTATCTGGTCACCATTGTAGTCCATTGATCCGAGGAGCCGAAGTACGCCAGTAAGAATGTTGTCGGAAGACTCCTTTGGGACAACATCAGGACGCAACATTTTCTCGAGGACACCCTCTATTCCCTTGACGGAGGCACCACTGGGAACGCCCTTCATGATCTGCTCCATGACGGGATGGAGCTTAGGGGAGAGTTCAACCTTGTGAGCGGGGCACTCTCCACCCATCCCGTGAATGCGTCTCCACATTTCAAGACACGGACCATGTACACCACAGCCACAATGCAAGGGAATGCGGTACTTAGTAGGGATTGAAGCACAACTCACCTCGGAGCGATTACATATGACGCAGGGAATCTCTCCAAACTCACCAACGGGGCCAGTATCGGTGGGGAACTGCATGTGCGCATGGACGCGCCACACAGGAGGCTGGATGGGAGTGGACGGGATGGTCAACGGACAATTAATAGGAGCCCCACCGAGCTTGGTCTCATACAAATTAGTCTCGTTGTGATAGTGCTTGCCCGCACAGCGGATGACTTCGGCCACTGACACAGCAGGAAGAGACTTGTCAATAGTATGGCCAGTTCCGTAAATTCGGGCTCGTTCACGCATTTCGATCAAAGCTTGCATTTGGGCCGTAGGTCCGGACGCACCAAAGACAATAAGAGCAGGGGGAGATGCCTTGACAACCTTTCCGTCGTCGCCCAGGACACCTTTAGGGAAGACCAGACAAGCTATCCGGTTGCCGATTTCTCTGATCGAAAAATCGAACTTCTTCACAATGAAACGCGCAGCAATTTGACCAGCGTGGGATTCTCCGTCCTGGTCGAGCTCGCGAGCGAACCTGCGAAGAATCCCTGGGTGAAGAAACGGGACGCCTGGGCGCTCCACCGGGGCTAACTCTCCCGGTAGAGCGTGCG